TTACCCTTGATCTAGTTCCGTAGGAGCAATAATGCCAACAGCTAATTACCCAACTTCTCTTGACACAACCTCAACGCAGGTAACTCCATCGTCTACTACTGACTTGGATGCGTCAGGCTACGAACACGATCAGGTACATGGTGCTGCTTCTACTGCTTTGATTGCTTTAGAAACTAAAGTCGGTATTAGTGCTTCGCCTGCTGCTTCAGCGTCAGCGAACGCTTTCTTAGAGCACAGTGGTACTGGTACGACAGGGTGGACTAACACTTTGACGGGCTCAACGATTGCTGGTGCGACTCTTTCTGGTGCCATTGTTGGCGCAGATCAGGTCATGTCGGCGGTTACCCACAAGGACTATTCCGAAACGGTGTATGCCGGTGGTAACACTGGTGCTGCTCCAGCGATTGATGAAGCTAATGGCAACACTCAAACTTGGACACTAGATAATAACGCTACGTTTGCTTTGCCAGCGGATGCTGGTTTGCAGGCTGGTACTGCGCTTACTTTGATTTTGACTCAGGATGGTACTGGGTCACGGACGGGTGCTTTTCAGGTGAATAGTGCTACGACGAATGTTAAGTGGGCTGGTGGTACTGCTCCGACGTTGACGACTACTGCGTCGAGNGCGGATATTGTTTGTTTCGTCACGTTTGATGGTGGTGCGACTCCTACTTGGTATGGGTTTGTAGCTGGTCAAGACTTCCAGTAAGGATTAATAATGCCTCTAGGCGCATTCAAAGCAGGAATGTTCGGTGCTGCCGGTGGCGGTGGCGGTAATGGTTGGGCAGCAGTTTTTGGTTTAACCGATGCAAGTTCCGCAGACTTTTATCCGTACAACTTTGAACTTCTAAATAACGGAACTACTGGCCGTGTGGGGGGCCGCTGGAATGACTCGGGTAGCAACGCAGACGCACGTATTTGCTATATCGACTTAGATTTGAGTGGCGGTCTTAGCAGTCCACCTGATTCTGCGACAGGTCAGACGGCGTGGTCGTTTTCTATTACGCAAGTCGCCCAAGAAGGTATTTATGCTGAACAAGCAGGAGGTGGTTTGTGGGTAGATAGCGACGATAACAGCTATGAAGTTGGGAACGTCTGGGGTACGTCTACTTACGAGTATTACAATCTTGGAGTTAATAAATATAATTCTTCTGGTACGCAGCAATGGCAAGAAGTTTTCCGCCAAAACACTGGGACATTTAGTGCTGGTATGCAGCGTGCTGTTGTTTGGCATGACGAAACTAATAATGATTGTGTGTTTTTGACTGTATTCCAAGACAGTCTTGCTGGTTGGAATAAACGTCGCCACCAAATGGTTTTGTTAAATGATTCTACTGGTGCTGTACGTTCCACTTCGTGGAATCGTATGATTTACATGAACAACGAAAACTCCAGTGCCAATAACCAGATGGGGTTTTATATTCGTAGATCAAATGTGAACGGCTCGAAGATCGCTACGATGCACAGTTACTACGACAACTCAGACAAGTATCTTGTTTCTCCTATTTTGTGGGATATGGGTCAACCGTATGGCGCTACATCTGGGTGGACAACAACTTCGGTTGGGTTACGGAATATGAGCACAGGTAGCACCGACATTTACGGTAGCGGTGGTGTCCAGCTAGATTCCAGCGACAATGTTTATTGTTCAGGTGTTTTTGGTGCTACTAATGTTGATGGGTCCGGTTCTAACCAGAACGTATTCATATCGAAACATAATTCGAGTGGTACGTTGCAATGGATTTATTGTTTCCGGCAACAAGCTGGCGGCACAGAAGAATCTCTGAATGCTGGCGGTTTGGTAATTGACGGTACTGATTTGTATGTCAGCGGTTATAGTTACGCCCCCGGAGGCTCAACATATCACCCGTTTATAGCAAAAGTTGATGTTTCTGGTACCCCATCTTTGGATTGGATTACCCAAATCCAAACTCCTTACAGTTGCTTTAGCAGCACACTCCAAATAGTTGGTGACCAAATCATTAGTTCTGGTTATGGGCAAACAAGTGGTCCTTCGCCGGGTAGCGGCACTCCAGTTGTGGGCTTTATGGCATCTTTGAACAAAGATGGGTCAAGTCTTGGGACTGCGACCGTTGATGGTGAAACTGTTACCGCTATTGATTTAAGTAGCTACATAGTTTTCGCTGATGCTAACAGCAGCGGTACTACTGCCAATGTTTGGGTAATCAACAACGGATCTGTTTCAATAACTGAAGGAGCTATCAACAACACCACGGGTGGCTATTACAACACGAAAGTTTCGGGAGCGCCGTCTACGACTAACACTGTTGAAGGTGGGGCAATATCGTGATACGGGATGATTTAGAGTCTTGGACTCGTGGAGATCGTGCCGCTCCGCCTCATGTTAGAGACTTTTGGGAGATAGAAGATTGGTCAACGTATCCCGGTGATGTTCCAGATCATTGGGATGAAACCGAAGAAAAATGGAAAAACGCTGACGGCACAGATTACGAAGGACCAGACCAAACACATTTCTGGGACCCGAATACTGGTAGATGGCTGAACGCTACATCTCCTGAACGATTTGATTTAGAGTTACGGCTTGCTGCTTTGCAACACAAAGATTCGTTGTCGGCTGAAGAAATAGCTGAAGCTGAAAGTTTGGCTGCTCAGATTAAAGAGTTAGAGGAAGCGTAGTTATGCCGTTTGGATCGAGTAAAGCCGCAATCTTAGGAGCCGCCGGAGCAGGCGGTTTCGACATGGAAGGTGGTTCCCGTACTACTTCTGGCGGATACAACTTTCAAACTTATACGGCTAGTGGAACGGTAACAGTCATTGGTGAAGGTACGGTTGATCTAATTCTTGTTGGCGGTGGCGGCGGTGCTTATGGCACAAATGCTTATACCGGCGGTGGCGGTGGTGGCGGTGTTGTTCATGCCACCGGGGTTCCTCTTGTCGCTGGCGATTACACTTTGACTATTGGTAGCGGTGGCAATACTTCACAATCTGGTGGCTATAGCCTGTTAGCTAACTTATCTTTAGACGGAAACAATTTTAACATTATCGCTGGTGGAGGCGGTTGGGGAGGCCGTGGAGATTGGGCTGTGTGCAACTCAGGCAATCCCGGCAATAGCTCAATGCCTTCTGACGGAACTTATCATTATCGTTCCGGCGGTGGCGGCGGTGGCGGCGGCGAATGGAATGGTTATTGCGGCGGTTCTGGCGGTTCTGGCGGTGCGAGTAGTTCCAATACAACTGGTTCGGTTGGCACATGGACCGTATATAGCGGTGGTTCGGGGGGTACGGATTCTGGTGTGTGGGGTTCTGGCGCTGGCGGAGGCAGCGGTACTGGAAATGCTGGTAACGGGGCAGGTAATACCCAAGAAGGTGGCGCAGGTTATCAATGGCTAGATTCTCTTTATTATGGTCGTGGGGGTAACGGTATGGGTGACTCAGACACACCACCTGCGTTGGGCACCAAGGGTAGTGGCGGCGGTGGGCAAGACCCAACAGTCGCGTCTTTGCCTGCACAAGACGGTGTATTCATAGTCAGGTGGCCTCAATAATGAGAACTTTTGCAGAAGTAACCGAAAATGATCTTGTAATAAATGTTGCTGTATTTGAAGATGATTGCACACCCGTCGATTTGGGATGGCCTAACTGGTATGAAACCGCAGACAACATCCGCAAAAACAAGGCCGGTCCCGGCTATACATTTGTCCCAGAAGCAGAAGGCTATCCTTTAGGGTTGTTCTATCCCCCATCTCCACATAACGGATGGGTGTTAGACGATAACTATGAATGGGGTCCACCTGCCGACAAACCTTACCCAGATGGCTACGGTGAACCACCTANCACTTGGTGGTGGGATGATCTGATTGAGGACTGGGACCAGAAAACCTCTATCCCTGATCCAGAATGAAACTCGTAGACGCACCCGGTAAAGCAAACACCGGACGGCCACTCAAACCATTCGGCATAGTCGTCCACCACACAGCCTCAAACCGCAACGCAGACCCCGACAACGTGGTCGCAATGTGTGTTCGAGGAGTGAACAAGGTACCCGGACCTCTATACAACTACCTTATAAAACGTGATGGCACCATTGTCAAGTTGACTGCCGAGAACGTGAAAGCTAACCACGCTGGCCGTGGTTTACAGTCAGTATTGACACGGATGCAGCAGAATAATCCTGTTATCGGTGACGCTACTGGCCCCGGTAAGATCAGCGCTAACTCTCGTTTAATAGGTATTTCTCTTATTAATGACGGGTTGGGGGAAGATATCCCCGGCTCACAAATGGACGCACTCGTAGAGTTGTGCGCCTTTTTGTGCGACGGGCATAACTGGAATCCTGCCTGTGCTGTGATAGGCCACAAGGAATGGACCTCACGCAAAGTTGATCCCTTGTTCTCAATGAATGAGCTTCGAGGAATGATCCAACGACGCATGGTCACAGACACTCCTGTAATGACTTTACCTAAGGAACCAGAGGACGGACTTGTTCCGTTCCCCGGAACGCTACGCAAAGGCTCACGCAGCCAAGCAGTTGTTCATGTTCAACGAGTAGTAGGAGCTTTAGCCGACGGAATATACGGGCGTGGTACACTCGCCAAAGTAAAACAATGGCAGCGAGCCAAAGGGCTTGTTGCAGATGGCGTAGTTGGTCCAAAGACTTGGGCGGCTATGCAGATACGGAGACAAGAAGTTGTTCAACCAGCGTTTTATTAAAGACAGTTTAGAACGTGCCGTCGCTACCTTCGCTCAGGCGTGGGTTGCAGCTATGGCAGTTCCCGGTCCAGATTGGATGGACGCATTAAAGGTCGCCGGAGTTGCGGCCCTTGTAGCTATTGGTAAGGCTGTTGCAGCCAGAAAAGTGGGTGATCCCGAAACGGCATCAGTTACCGGTTAGAAAGATGAGGCTGTTCGGTGCCGCTCCCTGCTGTCAATCCGTACAACAAAGATGAGATTGAGTATCAAGAGCCGGGGTTCGACTACGCCCCGAAATATCCGGGCAGCTACGATTACAACGAAAGCGGAATCGCTTATAGAGAGTCCGGCTTTCCTTATCAGAAACGTGATGCGACTGTATCCGTCAGCACGATTGCGTGTTCGGCGGATCTGTCGCCCATTTTTGCCTATGTCTATACACCTAAACGTCCCGGCGGCGTAGCGTATAGCTCAGGTTATGACTACAACAAGACCGGGTTCGATTACAACGAACGTGACACCTCGGTACCGGACAACCGTGTCTTGGTGGATTACAGCCAGTCGGGTGTTAGCTATTCTCAGCCTGTTGACACTGGTCATACTGTGGCGGCGATTGCGACGCCAGCCACAATCGGTGTTACGACGACGTTTTCAGCAGGCCCGTCGGTCCCGGCAACGGTTACTCCGTCAACAGTCGCCTGTCCGGTAGTAATTGTCCCAACAGTTACTGCCAACCTAATCGTCGTACACGCCGGTATAGAGGTTCCAGCTACCCTCCCCTCGGCTACCGCTTCAGCGGTCGCTACACCGGCTACGGTGGCGACTACAGCGACAATGCCCGGCCACACGCTGTACATCACTATTGATGCGACACCGGGAGTCATTGCAGCTACGACAACAATGCCTTCGGAAACACCGAGCGGCAACTTTACATTCGAAGCTTCAACTATCGCAGCAGCAGTTAGCTCAGAATTTGGGGCTGACCCTGTTTACCGTCTAGTTGTTATACCTACAGAAAACACCACTCCTGCTATTGGCTTGAAAGAAGATACGACACCAGCGGCTTACGCTTTGATGCGTCACTTCCAGCCAAGAGCTAAAGGAGATAATATATTTATTATTAATGGGACAACCGTGCAATCGTTCCTACCGCATGATTGGGCAACAGTCACACGGTGGATATATGGAGGGCATGAAAGTCCTAAAGATTTAACAACAGCAGAAGAAACAGTATTAGTAGCAGCAGGTTATTCGTTTAGGGTAGGTCCAGAATAATGCCAATTTATAATTACCGATGTCTCGATTGTGGATTGTCACACGAGATTCGTCATGGGTTCTATGAAACTTATGACGGTGTTTGCGATGCGTGCGAAGGGGTAGTTCGCAAATACTTTGGTGATGTTTACATTGCTGCCTCAGCTACACCAACTAGAGGTATGCATGATGGAAAAGCGATTGATTGGGCTGGGACTAAAACTAAAGAAAGAGAAAAAGAAAGGGATATGGCAGCCTATAAACGTCTTCGATCTGAAGGTATTCAGCCGAAGAGCATTAACGGCTCTGCCAAAATGGAACGAGAAGCCGCAACCTCTCACGAAATTAAAGCCGGGACGCTTCTTCAAGGGCCGAAGTCAGAAAAGAAACGTAAAGAACGTGCCCTTAACGACGTTCTTGGGAGTGGCTAATGACTACTGCACAGGCTTGGATTGATGAAACACGGGACATGCTTTTGTCTGGGTACGTTGAAGAGTTGCTTCAACTAGGCGATAGCACAGATAGTGCTTCAACATCATTAAATGTTACAGGCGCAGCAAGTTCAGGCATTACTGCTGGTGTTGTTATAGAAGTAAATACAGAAGCAATGTATGTAACTAGCGTTAACGGCACCGATGTCAATGTCATACGTGGGTATAGCGGTTCAACAGCAGCGGCTCATGTAGCTGCTGACATTGTTCGTGTATCTCCTAAGTTTCCTGCTTACAGAATTTTAGAAGCATTGAACAATGACTTGCGAGATTTATCTTCTCCAGACAATGGGTTATTCCAAATTAAAACAACAAGTTTTACTTACAATGCATCGCAAGAAGGTTACGACTTAGCCGGTTTAACAAGCGAAGAAGTCCAATCTATTTATTCAATAACTTACGCAGACCCGATACCCGTTGAAGCAAGCGAACCAGAAATTCGTTCATGGAAATTAAAAAGAAATAGAGACACAGCTTCGTTTAGTAGTGGGATGGCGTTAGTTCTATATGGACCGGGATGGCCGGGAAAGAAAGTAACTGTAAGTTATAAATCGCCGCTTACTCTTGTCTCTGGTACAGTTTCGTCGTTCAACAAATCTGCTACAGGTTTGCCAGCTACTGCTTACGATTTACCTCCTCTTGGCGCAGCACTAGCATTAATGACTACAGCGCCTATTCGCAGAGAATTTCTTGACGCACAAGGATCTCATCGAAGAGCAGAAGAAGTACCACCCGGCGCTATTTCTGCGTCTATGAGAGATTTAAGAATGCGTAGAGAAATGCGTGTAGCCGCTGAAGCTGCACGCATAGCAGCAATGTACCCACAAAACTGGCAACGTAACTCTGCTTAGTTATGGCATTTAACTCTGAGTTTCTCCCAGTCGAATTAGACGGCGTATCGTATGAAGTTGATACAACAGAGTACGCACGTACAACTGTCCCTGCGTTGCGAGAACAAAGAGATACGAGTAAAGAACCCGGCGAGAATGCTTTAGATACAAGCGGTGCATGGACACGTTCACAAACAGACTGGAGTTACGGTGCTGGTCAAACGCATTTTGATTTGGATGACAGTGACCGTCGTAGGTTTCACACTTCTTCAGGCATTGATCCGTGGACTAAAGGATCGATCACTCTCTTACCTATAACAGAACAAAAGAAAAGTGGGTCTGGCACAAACCAAAAAGTAAGACGAGTAGGTAGCTATCTTTATTACACAGAATCAGAAACAGTAGCCTTTACTAATGGTCCGACTGCTGCATCACCTTCATGGCAAGATTTCACTGCTCGTGCTGGATATTCAATTACAGATTTACATTCTGATAGCACTCATATTTTTTTAGCTTTTGGTTCAGGCGCAGCTATCGCTCGATCCACAATCAACACCACTTCTATAGACGGAGCATGGCCGTCAAGCGGAACCCAAGCTGCTGACTTAATTCGAGTAGCATCAGGCCGACTAATCGGGGCACTCGGAGCAAACATTTTTGAGATCGGAGCTAACGGAGCCAAACTCAGTAGCTCTCTGGACTACACCCCAGCGCTTTCTTCAACTACTTGGGTATCAGTATGCGGCGGACCATCCGGTATATATGCAGCAGCGAACTCTGACAACAGCGGAACCATTTACCACATAGATGTAAACTCTACGGACGGCACTCTTCAAACACCTGTAATCGGAGGACAACTCCCACACGGAGAAGAGATAAATGAAATCAGTGCATACGGTGGTGTGCTGCTTATAGCAACCTCGGTAGGGCTGCGTACTGCTGCAATAGATACATCTTCTAACGCAGTATCAATCGGCCCAGTTATTGACGACGGCGGTGAAGCGTTCTGTTTAGAAACAGATTCACGTTTCGTGTGGTGGGGTGGCGCATCCGGTCAACTTTACCGTGGCGACCTATCTAAATTTACATCAGTATTAGTTCCTGCGTGGGCACCAGACATTGTGTCTATAGCTGGAAGCGCATCAGACGTTCAATCTGTAGCACGACTAGGAAACAAAACATATTTTGTAGACAAAGGCAATGGTTGTTATGGAGAATCAGGAACCGGTGTCAAGGTAACAACAGGGACTTTGACTGTTGGGGAAGTGTCGTGGTCAACAGTAGCTCCAAAGCTATTAAGAAACGTTACAGTTCGACAAGATCGTGACCAGTACACATTTGGTGACACTGTATACACAGACAACACCCCCACGTTTCCTTACACGGACTCGACATTAGAATACCGAGGAGATCCTACCTCTACGTTGCTTGGGAGCGTTTCATTCACGGCAACAAACGACAACAACGCTTCTTCAGCGCTTTCATTGACCCCTAACGTCCCTAAAAACTTTACATTTGTTACTGAATCATCTGTCTCTTACAAATTCGTTATAACTATTGGGCGGCACACAGACACAACCTCAGCCCCAATAATCGAAGACTGGTTAACTACCTGCATTGCTACACCTGCACGAGTAGATGAAATTGTTTTGCCTATTGTTTTACGCAGACAAGTATTGACATCACGAAACAGCGGTGCTCCTGTAGCATTTAATACTAAAGAAGTTTTCGACACATTACGCAGTCGTATGGAATCGGGGCAAACGTTGACATATAAAGAAGGTGACCGTTCAGAGAACGTAACTATCGAACGTATCTCTATGCAACCTGACCGGTTATCGGACGACGGAAGCTGGTGGGAAGGCACACTATTAGTGCGCCTGTTAACAGTTCCGACGTAATGCCTAAGGTACTTTTCTTTGACATAGAAACTGCACCTAATCTTTCTTACGTGTGGGGTCAATGGCAACAAGATGTCATTGAGCATGTCACTGAGTGGTACATCATATGTTTCTCATATAAATGGGAACACGAAAAGAAAACTCACGTCGTATCTTTAGACGACTTTGATCTTTACAACGAAGATCCTGAAAACGATTTCGATGTTGTCTACAAACTTTGGCAGTTGTTAGACGAAGCAGACATAGTAATAGGCCACAATTCAGACGCATTCGATATTAAAAAAGCTAACGCACGATTTGTGTACCACAACTTTGGACCAACTACCCACTACCAAACTGTTGATACTTTAAAAATCGCACGTAAATATTTTAAATTTAATAGCAACAGACTTGGACATCTGGGGGAACACCTTGGACTCGGAGGGAAAGAAGTTACAGGAGGATTCCAAACATGGGCAGGCTGTATGAAGGGTGAAGCTAAGGCATGGGCAACCATGAAAAAATATGCGAAACAAGACGTAGATCTTTTAGTAGATGTCTATGAACGCTTACGTCCTTGGGCCACAAACCATCCCAATAGAAACGTAATTGATTCAACTTCTCGTAGCTGCCCTACATGCGGCAGCGACAGATTACAAAAACGTGGTGTAAGACGCACCCGAACTATGAGCTACCAAACATATCAATGCCAACGCTGTCGTTCTTATTGTAGAGAAAGATTAACTAACACATCAGCACGCCCTGATTTTGTTTAATCAAAGTTATAACGAGCACGTAACGTGCGCTCTTTATCGTCAGCTAGAATACGTGCCTTGCATTTTTTGCAACGACACTCACCAATCAGATACTTAGCTAGCGTTCCATGTTTTTTAAAGTCGCCCTTGTCCCATCTGATGTGACCAAGGTCGTCTATAAACATTAGTAATCTTCAGGATTAGACGCTTCATCCTTGAAGATACCAGCCATACGCAGAGCTTCTTCTTTACTTCTATACCACTCACGCATTTGGCTATCACATATCACCGCATACCCCGGAAGACTAAGACCTGCTCCCAATCGTGCGACTACTTTTTCTACTTTTACATCCATCGCTTTTCTCCAATCACGATGTCCCTTTTATTTTACCACGCTAGGTGAGAATTAGGGCGGGATGGTGGGGTAGAAAGGAGAGTAAACACCCCCACATCCCATCACCGACGACGCAAGTCGGCTAGCCCTTAGATCTTAATTCTTTCTTTAACTCTCTCAACCGACGTATATTTTCTTCGATTGAAAGTGCCTCCTTTTTGTTTAACGCTAACGCTTGTTTAGTCTTAACAACATCATCGATGTTACACACCCTAGCCCCACTTTCCTCAGCGTTTCTCCTTAACGCTGTTTCAAACGCAGCTTCAGTATAACCCCATGTAATGTTTAATGCGTTGTAACACTCTTCAATAGTCCAACCTGCTGCATGAGCAGTCTCAACAATATGACGTATCCTTGCAGGCTTAACACTTATAGGTTTCTTGTCAAGACTTTTCCACCAAGCATTTAACATCTGGGTTACATCAGTAAAAACTTGTTGTCGTTCCACTTTCATCTCTATTACTTTGCCCATGTATCCTCTCCTTTATCAACTGTGCAAAGTTATGTAATTCCATAACGACGTAAGCCCCTCCTGTTCCAAAATTACGTCGCTTCACAATAGCTGCTCCGAAAGCAGCTTCCGCATTTATCCTCTCTTGCTCTGTCTCTTTCATTATTTCGGACAAAGATGAGAGAGCATCCTTTCTATTCTTACATTCAAATACAAATTCGGGTAAGTCTAGACAACGGATGTCCCCTACATCTTTAGTCCCCACAAGAGGTAGCCGCATGAATTCAGACTTGGTATAGCTTTGCAAATACCTAACACACTCAGTCTCCCAAGCGGTCCCTTTCTGTTTAGATTTGCTCATACGTCACTTATATCAGGAGGCAAATGATCTGCCTCGTCAAGATGATCCTTATAAAAATCATATGTTGACTGGATTAAAAATGACATAGCTTGCATTAGTTTGTTGTTCTCATCCATTTGCTGGTCTGAAGGATGCCGCTCGAAAGATTCAATGATCTCTGCTGCGTGCATTTGAAACCGGACTGCAAAATCTTTAGGAACTACAAACGATAATATAGTTAATTCGTCTGCTAACACTGGAACAATTACGCTTTGTGGTTCATATTCATCCATTAAAAAGGTTCCTGATCGTCGGCAAAAGCAGCCTGCACACTCTGTGCCGCTGTCTTGTCAACATTACCACTTGGTCCACCCTTTGGATGCCAGCGGTAAGACGGACCACCTTCGTCTGCATACAGACAAAGTTTGCTACGTTTCTCACCTTCTTTAGTTTCCCAGTTGTCTTGTTTCATACGTCCGATAAACATAACTCGTGAACCTTTAGGTACTTCTGCGATACGTTCAGCAAGATCACCGAAACATTTCACATCGAACCAATGGGTTTCTTTAGAGTCATCACGTCCAGTAGTTACAGCTACAGGCACAGTAATAAAAGCATTACCACTTTGTGCGTAACGTAACGTCAAATCAGATCCGACATTGCCTGCTATAGATATATTACTCATTACTTTCTTCCTCTCTTTTTTCTAAAATATCTGCGAGAACATAGTTCCCGTCATGTTTATGCCAGAGATGTAGGCCAAGACCTAACCGCATAGCACATCTTTTGATTCCGTCTGAGGCACATGCTTTGAGTCGTGCTCCATCGGTCTTCCAATTGTTTGGATTCTCGCACTCACCAACCTCTTGTATCGAGGTAGTTCGTCCATCAATCTCAACAGTAAGAGTGCAGAGGCAACCAGTAAGAGTACCATCAGCATCCCTAACAAGAGTATCAATAGCAAAATCATATGGACCTACAATCCCTAATAAGAATTGCGACACGATACCGTGTGGTACATATGCTGCGGCAAACTTTCCCGGTTTGGTTTCAATAAACCTGTCCGAGAATGGTGTTGCTAACTTACTTAACTGACTCATCTGTCTCCTTTATCACAAGATCAATTACATCAAGAATGTCTATGTCACCGTGCTGTTCGCAGATGTCGTAGTACGGGCAGTAGTTACATTCCCACGGAATTTCTGTCTCCCAATACGATCGCAAACCTTCCGGTATAACTCCATTAGCTAAATAACTTTTAGCCATACGTGCATGGTCTTCTAAAAAATATGTAGTAGCTACATTGATTGACGTTCCGCTTTCATCAAACGGTTCGTGAATGTCATACAACCACTCAACCATATCCCCTGCACGGGCAGTATCTTTCCAACGTCCCGGCGTAGCATCGGTACAAATATAAACTAAATGTATTTTTGTTACGCCTAGACCTAGAGCATACGCACCTGCCTGAAACAAATGCTCTTCTTTAGGTCCTTCATTACGTGCTTTACGAAACCCATAGTTCCGCATTGTTTTAATTTCTAAAACAGTTCCTTCACGACGACTTGGGTTGTCATGTGATGCACTGTAAACACCATCAGCATGACCAGACGTTAAACAATCAGGGATACTAACCTCAACTTCACATTCAAAGTTAGGCACGTATTCCTCAAACGCTGCTTGAACATGTTGATGCATTGTGTTGCCAATTTCTTTAGCAACAAACCCATTAACAGCATTAGGACCTGCTTCTATACGAGGCACTCCCATACCATCAAATACCTGTTTACGAGCACACGTAGTGATATTAGATATACGAAGAAACGAACCGTCAGCGGTCGGTTTATTCGCAGGATGTCGGATGTATCTTTCCAGCACATTTTGCGCTGGACCCTTTTCGTACTGCATTACTCTCCCTTTCTACGTGCAGTTTATCAGTTCCCTCGGGCCTCATCAATCCGGCGATCCCAATAAGCCGACTCAGCAATCTCCCTAGCTTCGAGCATTTCTTCATATTCTTCATCACTCAAATCTGCATATGGGTCGTCGGGTGGATCTATACAAAAGTATTCCATTATTCTTTCCAATACTCGTAGTAATAAGTAGGCGTTGTACGCCACAAATATTGCGGACCAGCATGACGTTTCTTGCGTCGAGACAAACGAGTCTCTTGACGTTGACACGAATCACACACAACAGGCTCAATCAAACCAGCCTTCTGTGCTTGCTTCATCAACGGGCCAAGCAGCCGAGCATTATCTAACTTAACGCCCATACATTCCAAGACTGCATGAACCTCATCAGTAGTCCACGAATTATGCGGTGCTGTACTACGACACACCTTAGCTATCGCATGTTTAGCAGCAACCTTTTGGGATGGGCGAGCACCTAACTCTGCTCGCACCATCCCAATATCACGTTGCTGCTTTCCTTCAAACTCCGACATAGCTACGAGCCATGTTGTACAAGGCTTTAGCTACAGCGTTAATGAAGTCATCATCATCAGCGTCAATCTCTGTTGACTCTGCATATGCATTGATGTAATGCTCAATTTCATTTTCTAAAACGGTGGTGACGATATTTTCTACCTCACCACTGTCTCGGATTACGTCAACAACAATGTCACCAACAACGTCAGCAAAATCATTATCGTTACGGAATTCCCGTGTATCTATTTCTACGGTTGCTTCTATACTCATTTTTTTTCTCCTTTATTTAACAAGAATCTTTGCAGCTTTTTCTGTTACAGGCAGCTTCCCAAACATGACATTGGCTTGATGCCTGCGAGTACGTTCAAGATCACTCTTAATACCTTTAAGTGATTTATCTTTCTGTTCCCATGCTTGCACAGCCATAAGCGCACCCCATTTAGTTTCACGTACACCAGCTATGTCTTGGTCATTATAAAACCGTGCGTTCAAATCATTAAAAGTGTTACTCCAACGAGTCAATTTGTTGTAATAACCTTGAACAGTTAAAGAAGTAGAAGGCATGTCAGGTTTAGGACCAATCAATTGAACAACTAATTCACGCCATTGATCTTGAACAAACTCTTCATTAGCCATCCGTTCAATTTGAGCAGCGTACTGTGCATGACGTTCATACCCTGCACACAACTCTTCAACAGCTTCTTGCATCATGCCTTGTGGATCACCCATCTTTTTAAACTTAAAGACAGCATCTTTATCTAAAATGTTCCACTTAAATGTATTAGCACAGACAACAGCGTTCGCTGATTGAGTAGCAATTAACGGAACCATCCGGTCGTGACCGTTACCAATGTTAAATACTGACTCAACCTTTGACCAACCCGGAATGTTTATTTCATCTTTAAATTTAAGAGACACATAACCGACAGCACCATTGTCATATGTGCCAACCGATTCAATACTCTCAACTAAACCAGTATCAATAAGCAACCCAGTCAAATCATCAATCATAAAACGATGCTGAACTATCTTGTACTTGTCACTTACTTCAGCGTAAGCATGTGGATAGTGAACCATCTTCAACACATTTCTGCCATCAAGAATTACACCTACTTCTTCATGCTCAATATGTATTGGATGTCGAGTTACTTCACACCAGTCGAACCAATCTCGTGCTTCTTCCCACTCGATATGCCCAACATTACCTAACCGATGCCAAGGTGTTTCTCTGTAATGAGCGTGCAAAGCATCGAGTGATGTCATCTTATGCGACATTATTTTCTCCCATTTCTAAGTTGATTTTTTGTAACAAAAGCAGCATTGTTTCTTCGGTAACATTGTCAAGTGTTAAACCAGCTATAGAAAAGCTCCACTTTCCATCATTGAAACGTGTAGCCCACACATAACTGGCTTTGTCACCAAACCTGACAGTTGCTGTCAATGTTTTCTTATCTTTGAATACAAGCTCACGTTCTTCTTGACATGAGTCATTGTAAACATCTGTTCTAACACGTAAATATTTCACGCATTCTCCCTTTCATATTTGAGATCTTCAGGAGGGGAGAGCTAGGGCATCTCCCCTCCCTTTCTTGCGACCTTTCAGGAAATATTATACCAGCAATAAACACAAAACCTCCTTCGAGGCTGTGTTTATGCAGGATTAAGCATCCAAAAGATCACGTTCCACGAGCACGCATAATCTCTTCACGAGTAAATGCGTCACTAAAAACAACAGGTTTATCACGGCTACCCGACGGCTTTTTTTCTTTATTATTCTTACGTTTCTCTTCACGTAACGCCGCCGAATGCAACCGCCAAGCGTCACGACAATCAGCACACCGGCAACCATTACCGTACCAACTAGCCGACGGCTTCCCTTTACAGATAGCAGCCATTAAAACTGAGCAGCTTTCAAATCATCAACAGTTAACCCAGCATCATCAATACGAATCTGCTGCTGAAGCGCACGCTCCTGACTCTCACGATGCATGTCTTCAATCAACTCATCAAGACCCATATCGATTTCTTTATGTAACGCCAACAACTCAAAGATCACATGCTCCCAAGACTTATCGTTACTATCCAACGNTTTAATCTCAGTGACACGCTGCTCAATACGGTTCTGAATACCCCGTGCAGTTGACATATCAATATAAATACGACGCATAACGCCGCCTCCTTTCAATCGAGATGCGACACGACAAACGAATCGCATGTTTAAGGATACCGTGAAAAGCGATCCGGCACCCCACGGCAGCCAGCAGATCCCTGCGGTCAGTCCACCCATCTTTGTGACAGGCNACACGTATCACACACAGGACAGTCTGCTAACCACCCTAGATACCACATGCAAGCGGCATCTAAGGAAGCCTACCNTCCGAAGAGGATAGACAACCTTAGACAACGCTTACACGTAGAGATTCGCTCCACGCTTAGCCTTCAACGCAGCCAAGCTAGAACCAGATTGAATGTTGTCCATATGAGCATCAAGAATGTTTTGCAACATCTCATCTTGATTACGCATCCAGTCAACAGTTACACCAGTCGCACGCCTATAAGCCATAAGCTCCCAATTGACATACGGCCTAGCGAAATGCTTACTGCTAGCACGCTCAAACAACTGCAAGACCTGTTGTCCATCAGTATCAACAACGATCTTCCAAGACTCAACGTTACCGTGATCTCGAACCCATACAGCCATATCAACGTTACCGTCACCTATNGGATACAACACAACACGATACTCAATAGTCTCAACAGTCTTAGGATCTACACCAAAGACATCACACATCTCTGCATAATCAGAAGACACAACNTTATCGTTAGCAGCATAGTAACGCTTAATACATGAATTATCAGTATAAGAATCACTGAACTCTTCTTGCAGCAAACCAGCTACATCAAGATCACGCCACCCATCAGCAACCATACCTTGCAGATTATGACGTACATAGTTAGTTATCGAATTACCAAGTAACTCTGATTTATTAATTGACATTAGTATTCTCCATTTCATTTATTATTTGACGACACTCAGCTATACCTTTACGGCCAAGTGTTATTGTTCGTGGATTTAGTTTCCACATCTGTTGTTTGTAGACTTCACGGGCTACACGATCACGCCGGGGCATCACACATCCTCCAAATAAGGCATCAAACCCCATTCCGCACAAGCATTTACAAATTCATCATCCAACAATTCACTCGCACGACACCAATCTAAATCACCATAAACAGAAGCCAATATTTCCTTTAATTCATTTTCATCTACAAACTCACCAAATTCATATCTAACTTCATCTTCTAAAATATAAAAACACTTTTCTTTCCAACCTTCAACATCTTTAACAGACATCACCCCACCTCCAAGTCACGGTAAACGATGTCAGTCTTGATCGAACCTTTGACGACGTTGTTCCCATAGTTCGGCGTATTACCATAACTTTCTCTTAATCTTGCTTGTAGATCCGCAGTTTTCTTGCGGCCTTCGTCATTCAACTTGGTGACTCGGGACTTCCAAGACTGAGTGAGTTCGGAAGCTCCCTTCAGTTCCACCCATTCGGCCCATGATGACCGAAGCATTCTGGTTTGCACGATTTCTCCTTTGCTTTGTTATTTGACAGGGCAGGTTCTATAAATCAGCCCAGCGGTTTGCAAATTGTGGGGAAGAAAGTTTCCAAAAATTCACGCATTTGGGACAACCCGAATACTTGCAGGGTTGGCCCGAAATTTTGGAAAGTTTCAGGGGTCCCCCGGTTTGCAAATTGCTGGGCTGATTTATATGGTTCTGAACTGGCAAATCACAACGCAAAGGAGAAATTGTGAACAGGAGGCGGAGGGCATCGTGGGAAGGATGGGAGGGACGGGAGCAGCCGAACAGAGCGAAGACTTGGAAGTTGAGTCACGTTGAATGACCGAGGCCAAAAGAAAACGCAGGAGATACAAGCCCCCACTTGACACTTCCACATAGCGCCGCCGAACAATGGGAACAACGTTGACAAAGGAAGACGACTGACACCGAGCACCGAGACATGGAGGAACAGCAATGCCGAGACTCAGTGCCACAAACACAGGAACAACCACAGCAAACAAGCGGTACACCACCCTGCAAATTTAGTCACACCGGGGGGTAGTGGGTGAACCCCTGATGTTTGGTCAGGAACGGGGGATGTGCCGAACCCCACCCCTTATATGTACGTGATTATCAGTGTTTTGGTGTGTTTGGTTCACTGTTTTGGGTGTGTGGTTTGTTTGTTTGGTGTTTGGTTGGTTATGTCCTTGGATTCCTCCGAGTGTTGAGGCCTCTCTTGCCTTGACCTAGCCTCGCTGTGCTGGTCTGCTCCGTGCCCCCCTGTTGGTGTTGGGCCGTCGTGTCTGGACACGGAGTCAGATGCCCCTCTGACGGGCGATCGAACCGTTGTTAGCGGCGGGTCGGTTGGTACTGTATCATGTCGTTGTGTGTTGTACTCTGTTGAATCCGAAAAAATTGGTTTCTTGTTGTAGAAAAAAACGTTAATGACTATTGAAGATATAGCTGAACGTTCCGATGTTTGGCGAGATTCTATTGAACATATCCTTAAAAACGTTAAAGCCATTATTGGTGCTGTTATTGCTGCTGGTATTGGTGTTTGGGCGTTTTGGCCTAGTGGAGATCCTGAACCTACGGCTCCTGTTACGGAAGAAGCGTGTGTTGCTCTTCTGGAATCTTTGAATGATCCGAGTGTTCGTAGTTGGACTGAGGAACAGTGGTCTGTTTTTGAGCAATCGCAAATAGCTTTGGAGTGCGATTAAAGGTATCGCTCGTAGTATTGGTAAGTTTATAATACTATCGGGGGCACCTTAAAAAAGATATGGATTGCTAATGCCTAAACGTCGTAATGCCGGAGCCAAAAGGAACCCTGTCGCTTCTCGGTCTATGAAAGCCCGTACCACTCGTGGTACTCGGCGGTCCCCTGACCGGTTAAGGGAACGTTCCCAAAAAGGATCAGGGTTTGGTAATAGACCAATACCACGGGGTTCTTACGACCCAATGACTTATTCCAAACCTGATGTAGCTAGTCTTGGCGACCCAGTAAGCAACTATGCTGTTGCAAACAGGAAACGGATAAAAGCACAAGATTTTATGCCAGACCCCACTTGGAAAGGCGGTCGAGGCAATTATGATGACCCTACTGTTCCTACACGGAGGATGGCTGGCGGTCGCCCATTCAGTAATCCTGTAGATGGACCAAAGCGGCGTAGAGCGTCAACGCAAGATTCTTTGCGTCGTGCCGATACTTCAATGTTTAACTACGACGACTAATGCCACGGCGTGACAGTACAGACAGCAGAAAACCTAGACAATTAGGGTTAGCTCCTTCCAGAAGGGGATTTACTGCTGACGTTTCTATAAACAATCCTCCCGATTTTTATTACAACCCAAGTAAGCAAAAAGCAACTGGTAGTAAAAATAAGAGTGAATCTATAAATAAAAAACGTCGCCTTCGGGAGCAGCAAGAATGGGCTAACCCTGAATTTAATCCTAGTAAGCAAAAAGCGACTGGTGCCCCGACACAACGTCAATTAAACCGCAATAAAAAAGAGCAACTGCGAAGAAAATTAGCGCACGAAAAAGTTATACAAAGGTCTAGGCGAGCGTAATGGCTGAAGATATAGAAAACGACTTCAAACAAATCAAAGTAAGTCGTTTAACCCTCGGACTCATCATGTCCGTAGCAGTCACATCAGGCATAATTGTGTGGAACGCCGCCCAAGTAGCAGGCCGAATAGGCGAACTCGAAGACACAGTAAACCGAGTAGAACAAGACATGGGCGAGTTGCAAATCGAAACTGACCCCACGATCCTTCTCAGACTCGACTCATTGGAGAAAAAAATCGACGAGCTTGCTGATATGGAGGGCTTGAACGAAATAGATGAGCGTTTGGGTTATATCGAAACGTGGATAGAGGAACTAGACCGAGACTCCGGCGAGGAGTTTAGATGGGAAATAGACGACTTACATCATCGTTCTTTCTCTTTAGAACAAGCAATTCGTAGTAGACCGTGGGGAAATGACTTTCTCCGAGACTATTTAGGATGGTAAATGCCTGCAAAACCAGATCCTCGACTAAAACGTGCTGGAGTTAGTGGTTATAACAAACCCAAACGGACTCCTAATCACCCAACTAAATCTCATGTTGTTGTGGCTAAAGAAGGCAACCAGATTAAAACGATTCGTTTTGGTGAACAAGGCGCTAAAACTGCTGGAAAACCTAAAAAGGGTGAGTCAGCGGCAATGAAAAAGAAGCGTGCAAGTTTTAAGGCTCGCCATCGTAAAAATATAGCTAAGGGGAAAATGTCTGCCGCATACTGGGCAAACAAAGAAAAATGGTAAATCATGGTTATTTACGGTTGCGACTGTGAAGAAGAAGAATGTATTTGCCATTTTTACCACTACGACTGCGCCTGTGAGCATTGCCCAGACTGTGCTGACGACTGTTTTTGTTTCGACTACGCAGAATTAATAGAAGAACCTATGGAACCACGTACCCTTATGGAAATTTTTGAAGATCACCCTGAATTAATGGGGGAACGTACAGACATAGACCCTTTCGATGATGATGAAATAATTGAATGTGATTTAGAAAATCCAGATATTTGCGAATCCTGTCAATAAGGGGAACTAATGCCTTCAGGTAAAGCCACGAGTGTAGAAACGTGGACTAACTACATAATGATGCGCCGTCAAGGTATGTCTGTTTATGCAGCCGCTAAAAAAGTAGGGCTGTCATATCATGCTTGCCATGACGCAGAAAACAGTAAAAAACCACGTAATTACATAACTGCCGAAGCAACACTTGGTGATGTCGTACCAGCAGAAGTACCCCAATACGACAGTTTGTCTGAAGAAGCGCAAGCCGCATTCGACAATATCGAAATTTTTGCTTTGCGGTATTTCGGGATTGTTTTACAACCTTGGCAGATAGAAGCAACAGAACGAATAATGGGGCTTTTAGATACAGAATACGAAGAATATGCTGTAATAAATGCCCCTCCCGGCACCGGAAAGTCCACATTTTTCGCTAAAGTACTACCTGCATGGGCGACCGTGCGTAATCGAGCCATCCGTGGGATGATCGGTTCATCAACGCAGCGATTGGCTGAGTGGTATGCCCGTAGGTTGCGCGCCGAATTTGATCGAGCGCATCCAGTCAAAGCCGAATTGAACGATGTTCGACTCGGTTTAGCGGTAGACGCGAAAGCCACGCTGCAAGATGACTTCGGTATGTTTAGACCAGATTCTACAGAAATATGGCGTGCCGATGCTTTTACCGTGCTCCAAAAAGATGACGTTCCTCTCTCGCAGAAAGAACCTACGTGGTCTGCATTCGGAATGGACTCCGGTTTTCTCGGCGGTCGTTTCGATTTAGTTATATGGGACGACGTATACGACCCACGCAAAATGCGTTCCGCAGAAGCACGAGAAGATATGCGACGCTGGTGGGACGAAGTAGCAGAAACCCGTTTAGAACCCGGTGGTTTGCTGGTTTTACAAGGGCAACGCATGTCCGCAGACGACATTTACCGGTATGCGTTAGATAAAGTAGCACCCCCCGATGACTATGAACTAGAAGAATTTGATCCAGACGATGCCCCAGACGAATGGCGTAAATACCATCATCTCAAATATCAAGCACATTATGAAGAATTATGTAACGGCGATCCTGAAAACCACAAGCCCGGTGGGGAACCTTGGCCCGGAGGATGCTTACTATACCCACGACGTTTACCTTGGCGACGACTTCGACACATTAAGGCACAAACTCCTGACAGATTTGAAGTCCTGTACCAGCAATCGGACGTAAACCCATCAAATGTTTTAGTTGACCCATTATGGGTAACAGGTGGACAAGGAAAAGATGGCGTGCATCACCCCGGATGTTGGGATAACGACCGAGGATTATGGGAATTACCACAAAATGTTGGCGGCGAAATGTTTGTAGTTGCCACCGCTGACCCATCTCCAGCAAACTTTTGGGCAATACAATGCTGGGCTTATAACCCTGACACAGAGTTTAGATACCTGCTAGAGTCGTACCGACGTAAAATGGATGCACCAGATTTTCTGGATTGGAGCCATGAACGTCAATGTTTTACAGGTGTAGCTGAAGATTGGTGGCAAATTAGCAACGATCTAGGTCATCCAATTACACATTGGATTATCGAAGCTAACGCCGCACAAAAGTTCATTCTTCAATACGACCATTTCCGCCGCTGGGCGGCACTTCGCAATGTCCAACTTATCCCGCATTACACGCATTCTAAAAATAAAGGCGACCCGAAATACGGAGTGCAAATGCTTGCTCCGTTATGGCGTGTTGGCCGAGTGCGTTTGCCCGGTAAAAGG